ATCGACCTGTATGGCACCCGCTGGCTGCATCTAAAACTGGACGAGCAGGGGCATCTTTCGCCTTGCGACGTGGAAGCGGAGGCCGACCTTTCGCTGCTGGTGGGGTCGACTGGCGATCCGCTTTTCCAGTCCCACCACGCGATGATCAACCGCCACATGCAGGCGATCGATGCTCAGGCCGGCGTCGGAACCAGCCAGTTCAGCCCCCTGACTCTGGTTGATGTGCAGTTCGACAATATCGACGACCTGCTGATTGGCCTGGTGGCCAGGCACATCATCAAGGACTGGAAGGGGGTGCAGGACGAGGCGGAACCCGGAGTGCCCGCCGATTACACGCCGGAGCGCGGCCAGGCGCTCATGCGCCAGCACCCCGATGCATACTGGCTGGCGCTGAAGACCGGCACCGATATCGCAGTCCGAGCCGATCTGCGTACCCAGGAGACCGTGGGAAAGTCCTGAGCGTATATCGCTGGGCTCGGGACTGGGCGGGACCCGACAACGAGAAGAAGCGATGGAAGCATGAACGGTTCGGGCTCCCGGTCCCTGCGGAGCCCAGCATAGACGCCCTCTGCGCCGAGGTGCTCGAGGCCTATCACCGGATCAGCAGGGGCCGACAGTTCATCGGCATGATCGGCGCGCCAGCCCCGCTTTCTCACCGCGATATCGACGCCTACCTCCGCCGTTACCCCACCGCCATCCCCATCGCCGAGTTCGAGGCGGCGGTCCTCGCGCTCGACGACGAGTACCGCGCCCAGTGGGCCGCGGCGCAATCAGAACCTGCTGAAAAAGAACCCGGAGACCGCCATGGCGGAAGAAAGTCGCCTCTCAATAATCATCGACTCCCGGGGCGCTGAGAAGAACGCGACCAGTCTAAGCGACGCACTGGACCGAGTTGAGCGCAGCGGGGACGAAGCCGCCGGCAGCACCTCCCGCCTCAGCGAGGTGACTGTCCGCCTCGGCTCGAACATGAGCAAGACTGCGGCCGCTACCGTTGCGTCGCTGTCGCGCATCGAACGCGCGACGGAATCGACCAGTTCGCAGATGACGGCGCTTGTCTCCCGCGCCGCCGCCCTGGAAAGCGCGATGTCGTCGGTGGGCCAGGGGATCGGTCGGCTCGACACCGGCATCACCCAGTCGAACGCGCAACTTGGGCAGTTGAACACCCAGATGTCGCACCTGGTGTCGACATTCAGCACGTTTTCCCAGGGGCAGAGCGCGATCAACGCGCAGTTGTCGCGCATCGCGGCGAACATGTCGCGGGCAGCGGACGAGACCCAGAACCTGGACCGGTCAACCAGTCGTGCAGGCCGCGGCGCGCGCGAAGCTGCGAGTGACCTCGACGCAGAGCGCGCCGGCCTGGCGCGCCTGCTGGGGCAGATCAATCCCACTGTCGCGGCGCTCGACCGCCTCGACGACATGCAACAACGGCTCACTCGCTACAAGAACCTGCGCCTGGTCGATGCTGAGACCGTGGCGGAGTACACCGAGCGGTTGAAGGCAATGCGCAATGCCCTTGGCGACGCCGAGGGTGGCATGAACCGCGCGGGGATGTCGGCCAAAGCGCTGTCGGCGAACATGCGGATGCTGCCGGCTCAGATCACGGACATCGTTGTCGGCCTGTCGTCTGGCCAGGCTCCCTTGACGGTGCTGCTCCAGCAGGGCGGCCAACTCAAGGACATGTTCGGTGGAATCGGGCCGGCTGCGCGCGCCGTCGGGGGCTACATCGCTGGACTGGTGAACCCCTACACCATCGCCGCCGCCGCCGCTGGTGTGCTGGCGCTGGCGTTCTACCAAGGCTCGGTGGAGTCGTCGCGCCTGACCAACGCCCTGGTCAAGAACGGCAACGCCGCCGGAACCACTGCCGGCCAACTCTCGGTCTTCGCGCAGCAGGTCGGAGCAGGGAACGCAACGGTAGCCCAAGCAGCCAGTGCGTTGACGCAACTGGCTGGCGCCGGCAACCAACTGACCATCCTCTACCCGAAGATCGCGGCGGCGGCGATCAGTTGGTCGAAGGTCACCGACCAGTCTGTCGAGGAGGTGGTCGACAGCTTCAATGACCTGGCCAAGAACCCAGTCGATGCGGTGAAGAAGCTCGACGACCAGCTCAACTTCCTGACCGCGAGCCAGTACGCGAATATCCAGTCGCTGCAGGAGCAGGGGCGCACAATGGATGCTGCTCGCCTTGCGACCGAGGCATACGCCAACGCGCTGGCCAGCCGCTCCACAGAGATGGAGCAGAACCTGGGGGTGGTAGAGAAGGCTTGGAACGGACTGAAGAGTGCCGCGAAGTCAGCATGGGATGCCATGCTCGACATTGGCCGTACCGAGTCGCCGGAACAGCAACTGCAGAAGGTCTACAAGCAGATCGAGAATGCCCAGAAGGGCATTGGGCGAGGTGGCCGGGCCGCGTTTGGCCTGGGTATCAGCCAGCCCAGCCTCGATGCGCTGTATAAGCGCGCCGCTGACTTGCAGGCGAAGATTGCCGCCGATGGCGCGAAGAACCTGGAGCAGGCGACGAACAACGCGATCCAGGCGGCCGGCAAGAAGGGCATCGACACGATCAACACGACGTTCGCCGCCGCGCAGACGCAGACCCAGAAGCTCCAGAAGCAACTGCTGGAACTCGATAAGGCTCGAAAGGCCGCCATGGAGGCTGGCGGATTTACCGCCGAGGAAGAGACCAAATTCGCGGTCGCACGCAAGAACATCGAGCAGCAGATCGCCGACATCAAGGAGCGTGAGGCGAAGAAGGGCTCGCCGAAGGCCCGCAGCCAGAATACTGGCGTGCGCGAGGCAGACAATACCGCCTCCCGCTTGCTGGCCCAGTACGATCCCGCCGGCCAGGCTGTGCGCACCCTAACCAAGGAGCAGCAACAGCTCGACCTTGCTTGGCGCAAGGGCAAAATCACGCTCGTCGAGTACGGCAAGGCCCTGGCGCAGGCGTCGCTTAACTACGCAGCGGCTATCAAGGGCGCCCAAGGCCTCACCGCAGCCGAGCAGTACCAGGCGCAGATGGAGCGGCAACTCTCGATTCAGCGCCAGCAATACGCCGCGCAAGCCGCGGCGGTTGGCATGGGCGGCAAGGAGGCCGAACGGTACCAGCAGCGTCTCCAACTGGAGCAGCAGACCAACGACCGAGTCCTCCAGTTGCGGACCGAGTTGGCCCAGGCGACCACCGAGAAGCAGCGACAGGAGCTTCAGGCACAGATCGACCTGACCAACGAGTATCTGCCACAACAGGTCGCTGCGATGGAGGCGGGCTGGGCCCAGATGGACGCGGCCATGTCCAACCCCATCAACGGCTGGACCGCTGCGGTGCAGAACTTCGGCGCGCAAGCCGCCAATGTCGCGGGGCAGACGCAGAGCATCTTCTCCAGCGCCTTCGAGACCCTAACCAGCGGGATATCCGAGAGCATCACCAGCCTGAACTTCTCGCTGAGCACGCTCGGCGACCTCGGGAAAGAGGTTCTGAAGAACATCATCGCCGGCTTCGTGAAGATGGGTGTCCAGTTGGCCGCGAATGCGGTGCTAGCCATGACCCTGGGCGCTTCTCAGACCGCTGCCACGGTCGCCATGGCAGGCACAACCGCCGCGGCTTGGGCGCCGGCGGCGGCGTTTGCGTCGATTGCGACCCTCGGCGGCGCTGCTATCCCCGCGTCGGCCGCGCTCACCAGCACCACGGCCCTGGCATCGTCGCTGGCGGTGATCCCAGGCCTGGCCACTGGTGGGATGGTCAACGGCGCCGGCACCGGTACCTCCGACAGCAACCTCCGCTGGCTCAGCAACGGCGAGTTCGTGGTAAATGCCGAGGCGACCAGGCGGAATCGATCGCTGCTCGAGGCTATCAACTCCAACGACCGGATCCCGAGCGGCAGCGCTGCGTCAAGCTCGTCCAGTGGTGCCACCGCTTCGGCCGGTCTAGCGCCGGAGGTCAACATCTTCAATGCGCCGCCCGGCACCCAGGCAAACGTCAGGATGGAGAACGCCCAGTGGGTGCTCGACGTCGTGTGCGGGAGCATGGAAGGCGATGGACAGGTACATCAGGTCATGGCCGGTAAATATGGCGTCACCACGGTGGGACGGTAATGAGCGACGACATCATCAAGTATCCGGCGCAACTGCCGCACCCGCTGCAACAGGGATACACCTTCGAGACGACGAACCCGAAGCTGTCGACCCCGATGGCTTCGGGATACGTCCGAGAACGACGGCGAACCCAGAGCGTGCCGACCAGGGCAAAAGTCACCTGGAACATGGATAGCCAGCAGGCCGCTTTCTTCGAGGCGTGGTTCGCTCGCACCCTGGTGGACGGAACGAAGTGGTTCGAAGCGATGCTGCAGACGCCTCTGGGCTTCCTGCCGTACACCTGCCGAATTCTCGGCATGTATGAGGGGGCCGAACTGGTCCAGGTCAGGCGCTGGGAGTACAGCGCGACGCTCGAATTGCGCGAACGCCCCCTGATGCCGCCAGGCTGGGAGCAGTTCCCGGACTACTGGTTCAACATGAACATCTTGGATCTCGCGATGAACCGCGATGGCCACTGGCCGGAGGCATAAGATGGACCCGCTCGAAGTTGCCTTTGCTTCGCCGGCAGACGAGGTGCTGATTCCAACCCTCGAGATCACCTGTGATGCATGGCCGGCGCCGGTGTTGCTGACCCACGGTTACGACAATGTCACCGCCGGCACCGAGGATGGCCGAACTCTGACCTACGAGGCTGGAGGGATCGATGCCTCGTTGCCGAAGTCGGACAACACCGGGAACCAGACGATCACCTTTGCCATCGACGGCGTGACCGGAAAGGCCCAGAACCTGATCCAGCAGGCCGTCGATGCAGAGAAGCGGGTCCGGCTGACCATGCGGCTCTATCTCAGCACGGACCTCTCCAGACCGAAGCGCGACTACCACATGACCGTCAAGAGCGGCGTGCTGGAGGTCGATCATGCCGAAATTCAGGCCGGCTACTTCGACCTGATTGGCACCCGCTGGCCCCGCGTCGACTTCAACTCCCAGAACGCACCCTGCATCAAGTACGAAGGCTGACCCATGCTCGATCGATATCTCGCCGCCGTCTACGAGGACGGCGGGCGCGAGCTGCCGCGCGTCGATTGCTGGGGACTCACCCGGCTGGCGCGTCATGAGCTCTACGGCATGCCCATGCTCTCCAGCTTCGGGGAGGTGAGACATACCAGCCCGCGCCATTTCCAGCGCGCCTACCAGCGCCAGGTCCAGGCCGCCCTGGAAGAGTGCGAACCGTTCGCCGGCGCCATCGCTGCCGGCATGGATGGGGCGGTCTGCGTCCACGTCGCCCTGGTCGTGGCCAGGGAAGGGCGGCTGCAAGTACTCGAAATCAATCCAGGGTCCGGCGCCCGCCTGGTGCGCCTGCAGGACTTCCTCGAAAACTTCACCCGGGTGATCTTCTACCGTGATCGAATTCTTCGCGAACAAGCTGGATCCTGAGCCGCTGCGCCAGTACCCCGTCCGCGCGCGGATGCCAATCGACACCTGGTTGCGTGGGAACGTGGCGAGCTATCGCCGTAATCGGCGTCGCATCCGCCGGGGTGAGTTGAATCCGGTGACCATCTCGGTCAACGGTCGGCTCGTCCACTTCAGCCGCTGGCGCGTGACCGAGATCGGACCCGACGACGAGGTCCACATCTGGAAAGAGCCGAAGGGCATCGATCCGATCTCGATCACGATCGCCGCGATCAAGAGCGCCCAGGCGCTGTTTCGGTTGTTCATGCCTCGGATCAAGATGCCGAGCACCCAGAACCCGCGCCAGGGCGACCCGTTGGAGAGCGCGCGGACCAAGGCGAACCAGGTCCGCTACGGCGACATCGTCCGGGAGGCGTTTGGCCGGAACAAGATCTACCCAGACTACATCGTTCCGCAGTGCCGGCGTTTTCCCAGCGAGCGGACGGAGTGGGTCCAGATGCTGCTGGCGGTCGGGATCGGCGACTACGAGATTCACCCCAGCGACATCATGATCGGCGACACGCCGATCATCTCGCTCGGTAATAACGCCCGCTACCGCATCTACCGGCCGGGTGAGAGCGTGGCCGGCGACCCGGCTGCGGAGTGGTGGCACTCGGTTGCCGAGGTCGGCGCCACGGCGACGGGCACCGCAGGGATCGACCTCCGGACAACCACCACGGTCGACCAGTCTGCAAACGCCCAGGCATACCAGTTCGACGGCGACCTGGTCACTGTTCCAGTCGGGGCCGGCCAGTTCCCCACTGGCTGGGCTGCCGGGATGATCGTCCGCGTCGAGGTGATGTACCAGTACAACGTCACCGCCGGCACCGGAGTGGGCGGCCGAGACACGATCTCCGGCCCGCTCGCGCAGCTCGGCGCTTTCCCAGGCATGGTTATCGAGGTCACCGGGGCGAACGAAGGCATCTACGTCGTCAATAGCTACACCGCGCCCGCTGGCTCTACGCCAGCGTCGATGACGCTCAACACCACCAGCGGTGCCGCGGTTTCTGGATTGCAGTACGGCACCGGCTGGGCGTGTATTGGATACCGCGGGCTCCGGTACCGGATCACCGCTGCGAGTTCCAGCCAATTGGTGTTGGACCGGTTGACCGATACCGGCTCCGACGACACTGCTTGGCCTGGATTCGACTACATCGAGAGCAACTCGGCGGTCTTGAAACTGGACGGGTCCACGCTGGAGGGAGACTGGGCCGGCCCGTTCGCAGGTAACCCGGAGGCCGAGAAAGCCACCGCGATCGAGTTCGACTACATGTTCCCGCAAGGCCTCGGCGGCGTGGATAAGAAGGGGCGGCTCTTCAATTGGCAGGTCGAGATCGAGCTTCAGTGGCGCGACATGGCCCTGGCCGGCGCATGGACCTCGTACCGAGAGACCATCAGCCGTGCGACTCTGGACCAGATCGCGTTCACGCGCCGCATCAACCTGCCGTATGCAATGCGCCCTGAGGTCAGGATGCGTCGGATCGGTGCGAAATCGACCGAGACCACCATCCAGGACACCGTGCAGTGGTACGGCCTACGGGCCAGGCTAGCAAGCCCGTCGTCGTACCCCGGAATGACCGTCATTTCAGTGGCGGTCGCCGGCGGCGGCCGCTTGGGTGCGCAGTCGGAGAATCGGGTCTCGGTG